CAAATCAAAATGAAAGACCTTTAAATCCTAATTATGGAGGGGGGTTAAAAGATATTTTATTTGAGCAATTGCAAACTGAAACTTTTGAGATAGTAGAAAAACGAATTAAAGATAATTTATCTATATATTTTCCTGAGGTAAGATTAAAGAATTTAGAGGTTTTAGAAGATATAGACAATAATACTTTAAAAGTAATTATGTCATATGTTATTTTTAACAATAATGAAGATAGTTTAGAAATAAATTTTAATGTATAATGGCTAAAGAAAGTAAAGATATAAAATATATTAATAAGGACTTTGATACTTTTAGAAATAACTTAACTCAGTTTTCTCAAACTTATTTTCCTACTACATATAATGACTTCAGCCCTAACTCCCCAGGGTCTTTATTTATGGAAATGGCTTCTTATGTAGGAGACGTTCTTTCTTTTTACTTAGATAATCAAATTCAAGAAACATTTTTACAATATGCGCGTCAAGAGCCTAATTTATATGAATTGGCTTATATGATGGGTTATAAACCTAAAGTAACTAGTGTTGCTTTAACTGATGTAGAAATTTATCAAACAGTTCCTGCAAAAACAGTAGATTTGGTACAGGTACCAGATTATGATTATGCTCTTTTAATATCAGAAAATGCCATAGTAAGTTCTACATTAGGTTCTAATATTAATTTTCTTATAGAAGATTCAATAGATTTTACTGTTTCTTCTTCCATAGACCCTACTGAAGTTTCAATTCAGACTGTTACAAATGGAGGACAAGATGTAGATACTTTTTTATTAAAGAAAACAAGAAAAGCTAAATCATCTACTATCACTACTATAACTCAAACTTTTAATGAAGTAGAACGCTATCCTACTATTACAATTAATGATTCTAATATTATAGGTATTTTAGATATAATAGATAGTGATGGTAATAATTGGACCGAAGTACCCTATCTTGCTCAAGAAACAGTATTTAAATTTATAAAAAGTACTGATAACTCGGTTCCTTATAAATTAAATTTAACTAAAGTTCCTAGAAGATTTGTGAGTCGTTTTAAATCAAAAACACAATTACAAATTCAATTTGGGGCTAGTACTGATTCTTCAAATGTGAATGAAGTTATAACTCCTAACCCTGATAATATTGGTATAGGTTTACCATTTACTCAAGATAAAATATTTACTGCTTTTGATCCTCAAAACTTTTTATTTACTAACACTTATGGCATAGCCCCTGCTAATACTACTTTAACAATAAGATACTTAACTGGGGGTGGAGTTAGTGCTAATGTAGAATCTAATTTACTTAATTCTTTAACGGGAACTGTTAAGTTTCAAAAAGATGATTTAATTAATGCTACTGCTCAAACTACATTTGATTCTTTATTAGTAACAAATCCTAAAGCAGCAAGTGGGGGTAGTGATGGAGATTCTGTTCAAGAAATAAGAAATAATTCACTTGGAAACTTTGGAGCACAGTTAAGAACTGTTACTCCTCAAGATTATCTTACAAGAGCTTTAAGTTTACCTTCTGAGTTAGGAATAGTTTCAAAAGCTCACATTGAATCCCAGAAGGCAGAAAATTCTTCATTAAATTCTTCTCTTTTAGATTTATATGTATTAGCTTACAATTCTGAGAAGCAACTTATTAATGCTCCATCTGATTTAAAAAGAAATTTATCCACTTATCTATCCCAGTTTAGAAGTGCTACAGATTCTATTAATATAAAGGATGCTTTTATAGTTAATATAGCTATAGATTTTAGTGTAATAATATTACCTAATTATAATAGTAACGAAGTAATATTTAATTGTATTAATTCACTTCAAGATTATTTTAATATAAACAATCAACAAATTAATCAACCAATTTTATTAAAAGATATTTTTATAATGCTTGATCAAATAGAAGGAGTACAAACTGTTGATACTGTAGAAATAGTAAATAAAAATGGAGGAAATTATTCCCAATTTGGTTATGATATAAAGGGAGCAACTCAAAATAACATAGTATACCCTTCTATAGATCCCTGTATATTTGAAGTGAAATTCCCAAATACAGATATTAAAGGAAGAGTTAGAACATTTTAATTATGGCTGTATATAAACTATTTCCAACTAAAGATTCAACAATATATTCTAGATTCCCTGCAAAAAATACGGGATTAGATTCTATTTTAGAAGTATCTGCTGATTACTCATCTCCAATCCCCCAAGTAAGTAGATATTTAATTCAATTTAGTCAAGATGAAATTAATTCTACTATTAATAATTTAATGGGGACTGCTAGTTATTATGACAATAAATTTAAAGTAAATCTAGTAAATTACATAGCAGATATACAAAATCTTAATTTGGATACTGAATTAGAAGCTTATGCCCTTTCAGGATCATGGAATATGGGTACTGGTCGTTTTAATGATTCTCCCGAAACTGATAATGGGTGTAGTTGGAAGTTTAGAAATTACTCGGGATCAAATCCTTGGTTAACAAGTGGTTTTGCAGATCATGTTACAGCTTCTTATGGAGAAGTATCTGGAGGAGGGACATGGTGGACATCCTCAGCAATTGATCCCTTACAATTAAACCCATCAAAAACATACACATATACTAGTAATAAAGATTTAGAATTGAATGTAACTAGTATAGTAAAAAATTGGTATCAATATTCAATGTATGGAGAAGCGGAAGTGGAATTACCTTTAGGATTACCATTCGAATTAGGTATTACAGCTTTTTTTAATGATGGTTTTATTATTAAATTAGGTGAAGAAATAGAATTTAAAGCTGATAGATATAAGCAACCTAATCTAAAATTTTACTCAATAGATACTAATACAATATACCCCCCAGAATTACAATTTCAATGGGAGGATGTAATATTTAACACAGGTTCATCTAATATTCCTATAATAGAAAATTCAGAATTAGTAGTATCTTTAGATAATAATCCTGGGGAGTTTAGAAGAGATAGTGTTCATAAATTTAAGATTAACTGCCGCCAGCAATTCCCAGCAAGAACTTATCAAACTTCATCAATTTATTTAAACCAAAATTATTTACCTATTTCTTCATCATATGCTGTTAAAGATTTAGATACTAATGAGTTTGTTATAGATTTTGATAATGATTATACTAGGATTAGTGCTGATGCTACTAGTAGTTATTTTGATTTATATATGAAAGGTTTAGAACCTGAAAGGTATTATCAAATTTTATTAAAAGTACCTATAGAAAATGAAGTAGTAATTTTAGATGATAATTATTATTTTAAAATAGTTAACGGATGAGTCAAAGAATAAATTTAAATAGAAAAGTTTATAGTAAAAGTGATTATTTAAAAACTATTGATACTTCATTTAATGAGTTGCTCTCACTTCCTCCTACAGTAGAAGAAGATACTGTTACAGTAGAGCAATTTTTTGAGTATTATAACCAATTATTTTTTGATATTCCTAAAACAGGAGTTAACTCCCATAATACTTTAATCCAACAAAGCTCAGAATATGTAGGGGATGAACAAACTAATGAAGAAATATCTGCTCTTGTTGTAGAAATTAATTCTTTAAGAAATCAACTTCTTCAATCCCAAACAGATTTAATAGAACTTCAACAAGCTAATGCTGAATTAGCACAAAATACATTAAATGGCTGAAGTTACAGTAAATAAAATATCAACAGATATAGTAGAAAACTATTCAGAACAGGATTTAAATTTAATTCCATCTTTTGATGTTATTTCTCAATTTCAACCTGAAAATGATTTAGTGGAATTTTCTATATATAATGAACAAAATATTTTTGAGTTTATTAATTATAATTATACTGATTACACTGTAACTTTAGATTATAATACTAAAAAAGATACTATTTCTACAGTTAATGTAGATCCTGAAAGAGACTTAATTAAAAATGGGTATGAACAAGGAAATTATACAGTAGTATATAACTTTATTAGAAACCAAATTTCATCATCTCAGGATAATCCTTTTTATATAAAAGAAATTAGTTCAGACAGAACAGAAATAAGAATTGCAAATAATAATATCTCAGACTCTTCATTAGAAAAATTAGTTAATGATTTTAAAGATGAATTAAAAAATTCTCCTTATTTTGAAGATTTTGAATTAAACTTTGGTAATAATAATATATTTTTAGCCAATAATATACTAATTGACAACACATCTCAAGATCAATATACAGTTTTAATAAAACTATATGAACCTTTAGATTCACAATTTTTAGTTAAAGATACTTTAGTTATTATTCTTCAAACAGCCGAGGAAATATCTTATAATGTTAATTTTCCTCCTCAAGTAATACCTGTCCCTTTACCTACTAGTTTAAGAGGCCCTAATTTTAGTTTAAATCAAACAGATTTGACTAACAATTCAACTGTTTTTATTGATAAAACTACTTTATCAAATTCAAATAGTAGTAATGACTTATTCTCAGGATCTTTTTATCAATTAAAAAATATATTAAATAATAAAGGAATTACTCCTAATATTGACTATTCGGATTTTAATGATTTTATTTATTTTTCTTCTGCAGAACAAAGAGTTAGAAATTTTTATTATAAAGTAGATCTTATTGAAAATTATTCATCTCTTTTAGGGGATTTAGATGCTGTTACGGGGGCCCAGAAATCGGGTAGTGTAGCTTATTATCAAAATTTAATAAAAAATGTTATAGAAAATTTTGATGAATTTGAACATTACCAATACTATTCATCAGGTTCTCTTAATATATATCCTAAAACTAATACTACTTATCCTTATGTTTTAGCTAGTACAGGAAGTACTGCCGCCCTTAATTGGTTAGAAGACCAAGCAACCAACTCAGGATCAGCATATGATTTAGAAAATGTTGATAGTTTAGTAAATTCTCTTCCATCTTATGTACAAGATGATTCTAGGAATATCCAATTTTTATTGTTTATGGATATGATAGGACAACATTTTGATGATATTTGGGCCTATACTAAAGATGTATCTAATAGATTTGATGCCGACAATAGATTAGCCTATGGTATATCAAAAGATATTGTAGCGGATGCTATTAAATCTATGGGGGTTAACTTATATCAAAACAACTTTTCATCAGATGACGTTTTATATTCATTAACAGGAATTAATCCTGAAGGGGGGACTACTTTACCTACAGGATCCTATCTTATTGAAAATGTAGTATCTGCTTCTAATGATCCTAGTATTCCTGATGATATCAATAAAGAAATATATAAAAGAATATTTCATAATTTACCTTTATTATTAAAACAAAAAGGTAGTATTGCAGGTTTAAGAACTCTTATTAATACTTTTGGTATACCTGATACTATTTTAGGCATATCTGAATTTGGGGGAGAAGAAAAGAAATCAAACTCTTATAATTATTTTCAAAATAAATTTAATTATAGTGTTTATAATAGTGGTTCTAGTATATCTAATGCTATAAGTGTTCCTTGGGAATTAAATACAAAATGGGATTCTTTTAGTGATAATCCTCAATCTTTAATATTCAGATTTAAACCAGATAATATTTTACCTGATGAAGATGAGTATAGTTTAGTTAATTTTAAGGATGGTGAACCTTTTCATATAACTTTAGCTTATACGGGTTCAGGTTATACTAGTAGTTCATATGAGGGGTCTATACCTTCATCTTCTAATGAGTATGCTACTTTAACTTTATGGGATAATACTACTGAATTAGCAACCTTAAGTGCTCCTTTTTATGATGGAAATTGGTGGGATGTTTTAGTTACAAGAACTGGGGTGTCTACTAATGCTAATGTTGATTTTAGAGTTGCAAATTCTATATATAATGGAAGTGATGGGTTTGAAATTGGATTTGCTACAGGTAAAAGTGTAGTTAATACTTTTACGAGTTGGACATCTACTACAGGTACACCTATTCTTTATATTCCCGCTAAAGATCAGAATGGATTAACATTAGGAGGGGATGTATATTATGGTTTAACAGGATCTTTCCAAGAAGTAAGATTTTATAATGAAGTTATAGATAAATTTACATTCCATGAATATGCTATGAACCCTTACTCAATTAAGGGAACAAACTATTCATCTTCAGCAGATAATGTAGTATTTAGAGCCCCCTTAGGAAGTGATTTAATTACTAATACAGGTAGTTTAACTTCAATACATCCTAAAGTAACAGGATCTTTAGCTAATATTA